ACGACTCTGTGCGAATTGCCGAATGACCCGCAGTCGTTCGGTCACGCGGCGATCCGATCAGGATGCTTATTGTGCTTCCTGATATTCTGCGCTTCCGTGAGAATTTGCAAGTTGTATTCAACGTGCAGGCCGCACACCACATCACTCAGTAAGGGGTAATAGTGATCGACGTGATGCTTGATGCCTGTTTCACGCGTGAGCCGCACCGCTTCAACATAAATGGCTTCGATGGCGCGGTGATTTGCCCAGACGGGTGTCGCGTGGCGCTTTGCGGCGCGCCGTTTCGCATGCAATGCACGCTTTTTACCGGGATGCGCGAGATGATACGCCTTGATGCCGGCGAGGGCTTGCGCTCGATGCGCCTGGTAATACGCCCGATCACGGCGCTTGTAGTCTTCGATCTTCGCGGCTCGTCTGACCTTACCTGCCGCGAGACGCGCCGCCCGATTCATCGCATGATATGCACGATCACCCGCCAGCAACCGCTCACGATTCTCATCCCGATAGGCTTGGTTGTACGCGCGACGCGCGTCCATCGTTTCATCATGACGCGCGAGCGCCAGCGCGTTCCGACGGGCGCGAAGCGTGACCCGATTCGCGGCGTACCACGCCTTGCTCTTCGCATTCCGAGCCGCTTTCGTCGCCTGTCCCGCGCGACGCGCGAGATCATAGGCCCGCAACGCATCGAGGTTCTTCGCTCGATACGCTTGGTTGTAGGTGCGCCTTTGTGCGGCAGTGATCAACACAATCAGTGTAACACGTTTAATACCGCGGCTTTACGCCACGTTCTGCGGCGCGACGCGCCCGGTACCCGGACTTGTCAAAATCGTATCCCTTGTCCACGAGTTCACTCGACGGCGTGACCGTCGTCGGCGTGCCGGCTCCGACAGGCGTATACGGAGCCGGCGGCGGCTGGTGCGCAGTTCCACCATTCGCCGGTAACTGCGAGGCGGGCGCCAACTTAGCCAATTCCATTCCAAAATTTATCGGCGACGCGGACGCGAGCCGCTGCGCCAATGCCCCGTCTTTGGCGATCAGATATTGCAGATGCTCGCTGTTGGGCGCCGCGATGATGGCTTCAATCTTCTCGCGCGGCATCATCACCTGTGACCCTGGCCCGGTGCTGATCACCTGATCGAAATCGCGATACACCTTCCGCGCTGCTATCCGCGTCTGCTCGACCTGCGTCAGAAAGCTCTGCTGACTGCGCTCTGAATCCAGCGTCTGCCGAATGCGCGCGTCGAGATTCAGCTCCTGAATCGTCTGCTGCTTCACCCAGGCATCGCGGGCGTCTTCGTATTCGTCCCAGGTGGCAAACTGATCGATGGAGGGGCGTTTCGCGGGCGGCGTCTGCGGAATCGGCTCAGGGCGAGAGGGGGCCGCCGGCTGGGTCTGGTGCGCCGGCGGCGTCTGCACAACTGGCGGTTGGCTCAGTCGCGCTTTGAGTTCGTCGCGCTCTTTCTCGGCGGCCTCGCGCTTCGTCTTTTCGGCGTCACGCTGGGCGGCTAATTCTGCGAATCTCGCTTGCCCGCGCGTCTTTGGTTTCTCCGGTTCGGTGGGCGCTGGCTGCGTATCTTGGGGGCTGGGAGCAGGGAGTTCAGCGGGCGCCTCTTTCTCTTCTGGCGCGTGCCGCTCCATCACGGCTTCGAGTTCGGCCGTGGTCGCCCCGACACCACTGAGCGTTCTCCCATCCTGCTCCACGGAGACGACGGCGTTGGCGTCGGGGGTTTCACTCATACATCAACCGTCCTCACCTGCCAGCCGTAACACGTCGCCGATAAGTTACGCGCTCGTTCACCAACGACCGCGATGTTAAGCATTTATGACAGATCGTTCTGAAATTGTGCGTCGCAATAGCTTGACCTTTGCGGCAGAACGAACATTTGGTATTCGCTCTATCTTGCCTGACTTTTTTCATCAGTACCTCGTCCAAGCGCCTGCGTAGCCTTGACACGTTCGTAGACGCGCATCAGGGACGGCAGAAAAGCACGGCGGAGCACATCGTCAAAGGGCAAGGTACAATCCGCGAGTTTGACAATGGTTTCAACGCCCATTAAACCATGCCCTGGCACGTCGATCTGGAGCATGAGAATAGTCTCGCCGTCACGAAGCGCCAACGTTGTCGGGGCTGTGGGCAAAGCCGCGCGAATAGACGCGAGTTCCTCTGCGTTCAGATTCACAAACATGCTTCACCCAATCCGCCGCGCCAGTGCGGGATTCGCGGCTCGCTCCGCCTCGGCCTCGTTCGTCGGCTCGCGCAGCACCTCCAGCTTGGCGTCAATCTCCCGAATGTCCGAGGCCGCATCTTGCACCGCGTGCATGTCGTTGGCGTCGAGCTTCATGCGAAGATAGGCCAGCATCGCCGTGCGCTGCTCCTGGAGTTCGGGAATCGTCATGCGCCCACCTCCGACGCTGGAAGTTCAATCGCCTGTGTCGTCTGTAATTGAATGCGCCACGCGCGCCCGCAGCCAGGACACTGCGCATCGACCTCAAAGGCTGGCGCGGTGACCTGGCCCACATAGATCAAATACGCTCCGCAATACCCACATCGATGACAACGCGGCTCAACCATCACGCTCATGCGCCACCCTGTTCCGGCGGCTGCATCTCGGCCGCGGCTTGCTGCGCTTCTAATCCCTGCTGGTGCTGTTGCCCCGCTAACTCCTTCGCGTGTTGCTGCTCGAGTAACGTCAGCCCCACTTCATGCGAGCGATCCAGCTCCCCTTGCGCATGCTCGTGGGCCTGCGATTCCGCTTCGAGCCGCTTCTCTTGCGCCGCCGACAGGAACATCTCCATCGCCTTCAGCCGGCGATCGAGGTCCGCATTCTGCGCCGCAATATCGGCCGCTGCAACTTTCGCTTGCGCCTCGAGGTTCGCCAAGTCCATCTTGGTCTGCCGCTCGATATTGGCAATCTGGAGCTTGGTCTGTGAATCGAGCTGCGCCTTTTGGAAGTCCGCTTGCGCTTTGATGCCATCCGTCTCCAGTTGCTTCTGGGCGTCTTGGAGGGCCGCGCCCATCTGCTGCACTTGGGCCTGCATCTGCGGATCGACGGGCGGTTTGTTCGGATCCTGCGGCTGCAACTGCGGCGGCAGCGTCTTCCGCAACAGTTCCGCGATTTTATGCGAGCCTGGGAAGGAGAGCTGTTCCACGAAGTCTGGCGTTGCCACGGCGGCCATCTCCGGGGGAAGGTGTGGAATGAGCGCCCCAAGTGCGCTGGCGCCTTCTTCTCGTCTCGACGTGGACGACTTCCCGACCGTCACCGTCACCGCGAACTTGCCCTGATTCAAATCGTAAAACTTGATCAGCCCCTTGGACTGTTGCGCGGCCTCAGGGCTGACGGGCGCGGGAATCGGCGGCCGTCCAGGCGGTCCCGGCGTGAACGGCTGGCCCGCAATCACCTGTTGCGGCTCGTCGTCCTGCCCCATCAGATGGAGAATCTGCCCCTTCCGCGTAATGCGCGGAATCACGATGACCATCTCATTCGCACAGGCAATCAGCGCCCGCCGCACATTGTCGGGATAGTTGCTGTTGGCGAGCTCGCTCTGCTGCTGCAACGCTTGGAGGGCTTTTCCGCTGCGTTCGTTCGGGTTGCTGTTACCCAGACTCGCGTCGCCCGTGGCTGTCGTGGCTTTGATGGCCTCTTCAGACGTCCGCATCAAGGCCACGGCCGCTTGAATCGGGGGCTCCGATTGGTTGCGTTCCGGGGGCGGGACCGCCACGCCGACAATCGACATCGGGTCATAGGGCAGATAGGCGTGATTGTAGACGTTCGCCGTCTGCCACAGGTCTTTGTAGTTGTCCACTTGCCCCGCGGCAATGACATACGGCGATTTCGGCGCGAGCGCGAAGATTTCCATCGCCCCGGAGTACGTGTAGTTCACCATGCGCTGCGCGTCCATGCCCTCTTCAATCACGCCGCGGAGTTTCGGCTTGCCGTCGATGTTCAACTCTTCCCCGAGAATCGGGAAGATGGGAATGCGCAACCCGGCCCACTCCCACCGCTCGAGGATTTCACAGGCCGTAATCTTGAAGCCTTGGACTTTCGGCACGCGCATGATCCGCGTCTGTGGCGTCAGATCGCCGGGCTGATCGTCGGCCTGGCTATCTCCAGTCTTCTCTGGCTCGATGGCGTCGCGATCCGTCTTCGGCTTCGGAGACGTCTTCGTCGGCACTTCACTGACCGTGCCATCTTCGCCAAGTTCAAAGCGCCGATTCTCGTAGGTGATGCGCCAGTATTCCGCGATGCGAATCACATGCTCCCCAACCCACCCTTGCATGTCCCCGGTGGACATCAACGCCTCTAGCCCCTTCTCATCGGCTTTCGACCAGCGGCGCCGAAACTCATCGCGGTCCAAGTCTTCGGTGACAAACATGAATTGCGCATCGGCGCGGGTGGGTTTCAACGCGGAGGGGTCGCAATAGACGCTCAGGTTGTTCGTGATGCGCTCGAGCACGAGCTCCTGGTCGAACACGGCCGGATTGTTCGGGTCGCCCTCCCAGGTCTGGTGGACGTAATCCGCGCGGAGTCTGAACCAGCCAAGGCCAGACTCTATCGCACCATCGGCAGCCCACTCGACGGGGGATTCATCGCGGCTCTGCTCGAGCACGCGGCGCATGTAGCCCTTGAAGATGTCCGCGACTTCTTGATCCGCTACGCCATCATTCGGCACGACGTCGAAGGAGAAGCTGGCATTCTTGATGACATTGCTGATCTGGCGGACGGGTTGGCTCAGGCGGTCCACAACGAGACAGGGGCGAGCGGGTTGGGCGGGAATGCCGGCGATGGCGTGCGCGCCTTGCCGCTGGGTCTTGATCGCCGCCGGCCACTGGTCGCCGGCGCGGAACTGCTTGGCGAGGAGGATGGCGCGACGTTGCGCGTCTTCGGCGTCATCACAGCGGGTCCACCGCTTGCGGGCCTCAGCCAGAATGGCTTCGTCGTCTTGGTTAGCCATTGAACCAGACTACGTGATGGGTCAAGCGCCACGCCATGCGCCACGAGACGCCAGGAATCTGATGAAAGCGCCAGAGCGTGATCGGCCATCGTGCGGCCCGTTGATACCGCGCCCGCCGCCGGAGCAGCACAGGGTAAGTCCCTTCGTCAGGCAAAAGGACTCCACCGCTGGATCAGCCGGACGTTTTCGCGCTGCGCCTCGATGTCCGGCATCGCCTCGGCCATCACCATGCGCCAAATCTCAGAATTCGACTGCGCGGCGAGCAACCGCCGCTGATACTCGGGCCGACACGCCAACAGCTCCAGGTACGAGAACATCGCATCGAGCAGTTCGTGATCAATGCGCAAGCCAAGCGCCTGCTTACCTGTCACGCGCCACTTCGCGAGGCCGTCGATGACAATCGACAAGAGTAGGAGTCTGTCGCGTTCAACCTGCCGTAAAAACTCTTGGATGCCGTCCGAGAGGGCTTTCTCGCGGCGGGTGGCGTACCCAGCTGTAGGCAGATCAGGGAGGTGGAAGAGATCAGGGGCGGTCATGCTCGGGCTGGCTCAGACGAAAGGCCATCGATTGGTCCCGTTCCTCGCGGGGGCGCCACGCCGTCCCCGCGCCACGGTCCACCGCTTCGCGCCACATCCCACAGCGACAGACGAGTTGATCAAGGTGGATCTTGTACTCGACGTCCCGATCTGAATGGCGACACACAGGGGCGTCCATCAGCGACCCGTGAGGAGCCAACGGAGCCGACCCCAGAAGCCGCGCTCAAGTTTCTCGTTCGCGTCAGCCCCACGCAACCGGAGCCACTCACATTTCTCTCGCATATTCTCCGACTGCGCCTGGTCCGCGTAGCGCATCTCACATCGCAGATCGGACAACCACTGCGGGACCAACACTTCCAGGTCAGACACGCGCGCATCGAGTGAGGCCGTCACCGTGCGATGGAGCTTCTGTTCGCTCGCGTTCAACTCAACCAGCCGTGCTCGCCGCGCACCGCCGCCGGTTGAGGCGGCATCGTCACGCGCGGCTTCTCATTCGTCATCTGCTCTTCCACGACCGCCGCATAGCGGTACATGTCGGCCGGATGACTCGTCCAATCGTGCAGGGGGATATCACGAAACATGCCCTTCTTCTCGTCCCACTCTTGCCGATACTGCCCAATCGCATCGAGAAAGAGTTGACATTTCGTGTCGTCAATCCAGACGCGCGCAAACATCAGCCGCCCCGCGCTGATGCCATCGTCAATCCCGATCTCGGGCACCACCTCGAAGGCCCAGCCGAGCGCCAACGCGGTGGCGAGCCGTGTCTTGCCCGTGCTCAGGTCCGTCGCGCGCACGTCATGCGGCGCGAAATGCTTCCCCCAGATATACGGCTTCTCCTGGAGTTGCCGAATGATATCCGGGATGCCGTCGCTCTCTTTTCCTTGCAGGTAATCGATCATCTGCACCGAGCGTCCGAATCGCTGGAACATGCCCACCGCCATCTTTGGCCCTTTGCCGAGATCCCAGACGTCATGGACTTTCAGCGCCGGGTCGTAGGGCACGGCTCGAATGCGTCCTTCGCGATAGGCAGCATCCAGTTGCTTGCCATAATACGCCCCTTTCGTGGCGGCGGTCGGGGATAAATACCATTCCTGGTCGTATTCGGATTGCGCCATCAACCCTTGAGCGATCTGCGCCAAGTCGTCTTGCATCGAGCGCCGGATGGCCGTGATCGTCGCGCCTTCCTCCGTCGCCAGCGTCTTATCGACATCCTGCCACAGCGCGAACCAGGCGCCGTTGCTCTTCGCCGCCTCGTAGGTGCGAAAGAGCTGATTCTTTCCCTTGATCGTCCCGGCAAAGACGCCATAGCCGAGATGGTCCGCGAGCGCCTTGGACACGACTTCCCCATGGATGTTCGGCGGATGCTGCGAGTATTCGTCGTAACTCACCCCGGAGAAAGGCAGGCCCCGGAAGGCGTCGGGATTGTCAGCCCCGAAGAGTCGAACCGTCGTGCTGTGGGCATCTGGCGTCGTGGCACCAAACTGGCCCACCAGCACCCGGTTCGGCGCTTTGGGTTGCCGCGGATACTTGATGGAGAGCTCCGACTCGTTAGGCTTGTGGCCGGGCACGCCGGCGGCGATACGTTTCAACGGCTCCCATGCCACGGACTTGGCTTGGCCCAAGAGCGGCAGAATGTGGCCGTAGTGGCGATGCTCGAGCAGTTCGGCGATTTCCGCTGTCGTGAACTTCGGCTCCAAGTACTGCAGCCGTTCGGTTTCCCACCGATCATCGAGGGCCGCGCGTTGATGGTGGTTGAGGACGGCCGTTGTCTTCCCAGCCCGCCGATGGAGCACGAGCGCGGCCCAGCGTCGCAGACAGTCGTGGAAGGGCTGCGCCCACAGCCTGGGGCGATAGGGGATCTCGATCTCGACTACTTTTGCCACCGGAAGACGTGCTCCACCGGCCCGCCGTCTTCGCCCGTCACGGCTTGCGCCGGCTTGCCCATGAGCCGATCGAAGATGTCCGCGAGCGCCCGTCCATCGGGATTCTGCGCCCGAATCTCGTAGAACTGCTCGCCGCTGTTGAGCACCTTGAGCATGATCTCGGGGTCCGTGACGCGCGCCCACGTCCCATCTGGGTTGCGCCCCATCATGTGGTAGACGCCTTTACTCAAGTCGAGCTGCGCCTTGATGAGCGCGGGGAGCTCTGCGGCAATCGCGGCGCGGTATTCCTCCAGCCAGATACGCTTTTCAATCGTGGCTTGATGAGGGCCTGGCGGCTTGCCAGCGCCGGGTCGTTTACCGCCTCGTGGCATGGGGAATATCTAAGATATCAAAAAGTGTGCCAATGAAGTGTGTCATGTGTTCCACGTGGAACAGTTTACGCCTTCTCCTGATCCAGGAGCACGCGAAAGCCCTCGGGATCATGCACGATGTGAAGATACACCGTTTGCCCGGAGTCGAGTCGAAGGCCGATGTACAGGCGATGCGGGTCGGCCTGGAGCTCAAACTCGGCCATGTCGTAGAAATGCGCGTCGGTTAATCCTTGCACCCAGACGCTTGGCGCTTTGCTCACGCCTTCCTCCGAAACGTCACCGAATAGATGCTGAAGGCCGCGAGCGCCTCATCCACGCTCCGCACCACGGACACCTCATGACCGCGCCACGCCAGCGCAAAGTCCTTCTGCGCCTCTAAGAGACGCCCTCGAGCCGTCTTGACCTCCAGGAGCCGGTCGCGGCCCCTGAAGCCCACCAACAGGTCTGGCGCTCCGCTTCCGAGGCTTCTCAAGTCCAGCACGGAACAGCCTGCCTGCCGAAGCGCCTGCACAATGGCGGTGTGCGTCCCATCCACGCGGGCGGCTCGTCTCACAGCTCCTCCAGGATGCCCAGGACGGCCCGCGGGAGGCCGTAGAAGCCTCGCTGGGCGACGAACGGCGAGCCGGGCAGGGGAGGGCTCACTGGCAACCTGCGGCTTGCGGAAGCGCCGTCTTTGGCACCGCGGCGATGGCCACGTTGTTCATCGACGTCGTCGAATCACGGACGATGTAGAGACACACGCCCGTGGTATCGATGACATGCACCTGGACCGTCCCGGTGATACCCCCATACGCATTGTCAAGGCTGATGCGCCACTGCTGGGTGCCCTTCTCGGCTTTCTGGGCGTGCAGGAAGGGCGGCAGCGGCACGAACAACCCGACTATGAAGCCGATGACAATGCCGAGCCAGTACACTTTCATTCGCTCTCACCAGCCTTCTGAGCCCCCGCGTCTTGCGATGCGGTAGGATGTCCTGCGGGTATCTCCACAGCTTGTCCGCGCGCTAACGTCTTCTCTTCGTTGGTTTTCTCTTCCAGTAATCGGGTGAGGGTGGTGGCCCTGGCCTCGGCCACGTCTCGCTCCATTCCGAGCCGGTCCAGCTCTGAATCCGTGACATGCCTGGCAACTGTCAGCGCGTCTCGGGCCTGTTCGCAGCGGGCGAGCCGTTCCTGAAGGTCGATTCGCCATTGCACTTCTTCCGTGATGTGCGCCTCCAGAGTGGTGACGTACGCCAGTAACTCCGCTAACTCACTACACGCGCTGTGATACCGGCACATCACGATGGGAGCGCAGTCAGGACAGGCATCACAGACGGCTCTCGAATAGTCCAGGTCAAGCCGCTGGCGGATCCCGTCGAGGTCGGGGACGGAGGGATCAGCCATCGATCGCATCCTTGGGCGCGCGTGGACGTCCTTCCCCACTCCCCTCGACAGGATCTACCGCGGCGAGCGCCTCAGCGTGTTCCACCGCTTCCAGCTCGTACACGCTGAAGTCGGCGGTGTCACCAGCCTTCGAGCTGTACGAACCCGCCGCCATAATCACGCCATCGCGCGGATAGAACTCGGTGATGACGACACGCACGCCATCGATTTTGTGCCTCACGACTTGCCCGAGCACGAATCCTCCGTGTGACAGAATCAGCGGAGGCGCGATCAGTGGACGCGCGGTTCTTCTAAACATCGGTTTACTCTGCCTTTCGATACGTCCCGCGCCCCTCGCGCACGATCCACCCCCGTCTCAGCAGCAAGGCAAACAGCCCCGGCCCCTGCGTCGATGATCCCGTCACGATATACGCCAGCTTCAGAGCCGTGCGTCTCGTGAGACTCGGCGGCAACAACGCCTTCACCGTGACGAGTTCCCGATCCGTCCAGCGCCAAATCGTCGTGCGGGTCGGACTCATGAATACCGTCGCGCTTTCGCGAGCGCCTCCGTGATCTCGTGCGGCATCCAGCCAATCTGCCGCTTCGCCGCCAGCTCTTTCACCCGCTCGGCGAGTTCATGCTCCGTTACCCCGGCCTCAGCCTTGCGCAGAATAGACACGGCACAAGCTTGGACAGTGAGTCGGTGTTTACGTCTCATCGCGCCATCTCGAGCGGTAACACTTCTTGCTGCAACCGCTTGGCTGCAATTTCGCAGTAGCGTTCTTCGATTTCAATCCCAATCGCCTTCACGCCTTGCCGCTTCGCCGCGACAAGAGTCGTACCGGAACCACAAAATGGATCGAGCAGCACATCGCCCTGGAGTCTTCGCACAATCGCCATCATGAAGTTAAGGGATTTCGGGCAATCGTGACCGGTCGCGTCTGCAGCACGTATCCACGTCTCGCGGATAACATCATTTCTCGCGCCATGCCAACCGTCCCCCCACACACTGACAGGCTCCCAGTTCGACGCGCCGAGCGGCGAGTGAGACACACTGAACGGCTTCACCCATGCGATCGTCCACTTCGGCTTGTACGACAAATACACCGTTTGATTCGCCACGCCCCCAGTCACGGCTAATCGCTTGGACTTCGCGATAAGTGCAGGTAACCAACTTGCCACAAATGCCGCAAAGTCCACGTCTGGTAACGAATCGTCCAGTCCGAGATATTTCCGACCGACGTTGTACGGCGGATCAGCGAACGCCGTGTCCCACGTCAACGCCGGGATTAGCTCACGACAGTCGCCGTGGTAAATCGTCACGCCGCTTCGGTCGTAGTAAGGGTGCATCGCTTTTCCATGGACCTGCGCCAACACCGCTCGTAATTCGTCGCGGCCGATTTCCAGTCCTTGGTCTTCAGGATGGAGTTGGTCGAGGCGCTTTCGGATCTCATCAATACTCAGCGCCATTTCGCCGCCAGCTTCCCAATCCCCACCATCGGTTTCGTCGTCCGATTCCGCTGCCGATCGTTGATGTCAAACGGCAACGGCGGCACATCCAGAATCACCGGCGCGTCGCCAAACTCACCTGAACAGCATGGCCCGCGATAGCTACTCGCCTTCGCTCGAGGAAACGTCAGCTTGAGCATGATGGTTCCCACGGGCCACGACTGGCCGCAGAGATTACAGCGATGCGAGGCCGTGAGCTTCAGCCAGGTTCGCATCAGCGGTGCGCTTTCAGCCACGGGTGGATCTCGTCGTGACATGCCGCGCAAATCTTCACGATGTTGAGCGTCCGATTCGGCCCGCCATGTGCCAACGCGATAATGTGGTGACGCTCGCGGGCCGGCTCAACGCGACAACACCAACACGCGCCGTTCATGCGATAGTGACCCCGCGATTTTCGCTTCTCGAAGTGGTGACGTGCCACGCTAGGATTCGCCGCCAAATAGGGATCTGGGTCCAGTTTAAGCATCGCGTATCGTCGAAGCAGATCGCGCCGCCCCAACCGTGTCGCCCGATGCGCCGCATCCCAAAACTTCTTGAGATGCTGACTCGCCTGATAACTCCGTCGCTGAGCATCGATCTCAACCATAGCCGTAGCGACAGTCCCGGACACCTTTTTCCCCCATCTCTCTTTGAGAGTGTACGGAAAAAGCAAACCCTGAATCCTTCCACGACAGGATGGGGACCGGGCGCGTATCCCTGTTACCAGGTTTAGGTGTCCGCGGCGCACTTCCCGGATTTAGGTCCCTCAGATTAAACAACGGGCCAGTGAGGGGGTGCCCAATGGCGCTCGCAACGTGCGTGAGCCCAAGCGCGGGAAAGGGTTTGTAGTTCGGGAAAAGGCTGGTAAACTGTGCGGGTCGATGACGGCCCGGCGCTGTTGCTTCCAGTGCTTGACCTGAGACCGGCCGCCCTTCCCAGGCGGCCTTTTTTCTTACCCGCACAGCCTATACCTTTCGTCAGAAAAATCAAGAACTCTCGCGGCCGTCGCCGTCAGGGCGCGTCCCCCGCCGCTTTCATGTCCTGATGAGAGTCGACCGGATTCGAACCGGCTGCACGGTTATCGTGACCAATAGACGCTTTTGGCAAAGGAGTTTCGTGCTCAGGGTGAGCCGAGGCAGGAAACCGTCTATCGTGCCCGTCACCATCCGGGCTGCGACCCTCATGTCTCATCTAGCGTCCCTCCCCCGCCGCGGGCCGTGGGCGTTCGGTCCCGATAAACCCACGGAGTTGCTCAATCGCCGCACGAATCGCCGCGTCTTCGCGCTCGCCAATGTCGCGCCCCGCGAGCATGTCCGGTTCAATGGTCACAATCGTGCCGTCGTGGTCATAGACCGTGACGCCGTAGAAGTTTGATCTGTCGCGCGTGCGGTCCGTCATCGATGCCCCGCTCGCCCCACCGCGTCGGACCAGCGCCGTTCGGTGTCCTTCGTGCCCGCATTCCAGCCGAGCACGTAGCCCAGGAGCCACCCGCCACCAAAACTCACGAAGCACAACGCGACAACGGTCATGCTATTTCCCCTCCCCCGCCGCGGGCTCTGGTAATTGGACGTTCCACAACCCGAGTGACCCCTTCGCCGGAATCGGTTGCGGAAGCCGACACACCTCAGCCAACGCCCAGCCGTATCGACCGGGCGAGTAGTCCCCGAAGGCGATCTCCTGCGGTGTTATCTCGTAGGTCAACCCATTCGGCCCGCGTATCGTGCGGCTTCGGTCGTGATAGTTCAGGGTGTCGCCAGTCAGGAACACATGTACGAGCCTGCACATGGCGACGATGGCGCCATTTGGTAGTTCGTTCGTGTTAGTGAACCCAGCCGCCTTGAGAACACTGAGAAACGGTTCGTTCGCGCACAACTCCTGACAATCTCGCGGGAACCTCTTTGAGGCGTGAATCGCAATCGGCCCACGAAACGACGTCGACCAGCTTCTGGTTTCAATCCGCTTCGCGCCGAGGGCAACCAACGTCGCCCACGGTTGCGTCAGGCTCAAGGCCTTCACTCCCCCTCCCCCGCCGCGGGGAGGCCCGCCGACACGCCCACGATGGCTTCCAGTTCCTTCACGCGCTCAGTTAAGACCAGGCGCTCGCCTTCTAAGGAATCCAGGAACAGAAACCATGACGTGTCGTGACCTTGTTGTAACCGACGTCGTTCGGCTTCAGATTCATGCCAGAGCCGCGCATCGTTCTCCACACGATCTAATTCGCGCACAAGTTCCGCGATCCGGCCCTCAGCCTTTCGGAGCGCCATCAGGAGCCCGCGTCCCCGTTCAGGCGTGCCGCCTTCCTCGACAGCCACACGATCAACGAGACATCCCGCGTCCGTACCCTCAACAGCGCCGAAGTGGTCCCGAGCTGACCCTGGCGTGGTGAATGTTTCTCCGCAGTGGAAACACGTCCACTGATTCAGGTTCGGCTGCTCCGCCGATTCACAGTCCGTCATCGTCCCGCCTTCCCACGACGCCAACAGCTAGAAAATACAGAAGATACTCAGTCGCGCGTCGAACCTTCCTGCCCCTGCGTCGCGCCGACTGGATCTACCGCGCCCACCGCCCGTGGTGGTCTCAGCGCCTTCAAGAGTGCTTGTTCCACCGTCACGGTGCAGTCTGGACAGAGTTGCACTTTCCAGTTCATCAGCCCGCCCACGTGAAACTCAGCTTGCTTGATGTTCCACGCATGCTGGTTGTTGTCGCCACACCGCTGGCAAATACTGATCAGGCTCATCGCGCCTTCTTTTGGAGTCGTAAGACCCGCGCCTTGAACTGGCTGATCTGTGTTCTGGCCGGATTCGCCGTCGTGAACCGCCAGCGCACCGGCTTCAACTCCCCATCGCCTCGGTCGATCTCCGCTAGGGCTTTGCGCATCAGTTCCTTAAACGCAAACGCCGAACCCCGGAAATAGTCCAGACTCATCGCTTCACTTCAGCGGGCGCATCAGTCTCGATGAGCGCGAGCCGTCGCACCAGCGTGTCCACACCAGCCGTCAGTGTCCGATGGGCGTCTGAGACGGCATCTTCCTCGGTGGCCCCTTTGCCGACACACAGCCCGTCCTGGCTATTCCCGACCTCGGTATCGAGCCAGACTTCAAAGTCGTCAGGGGCGTGCATGTAGACGTGAATGAAGCTCACCGCACGCCTCCAGGAACCTTCATCGCGCCGCGTTGCACCTTCGGATGGCAGACCGCGCACAGTAGGACACCATTCGCGGGGTCGAATCGCTTCTCTGGATGTGCGCCGCGCGTTTCCAGATGGTGGACGTCGCCTCTGTTCGGCACGAGCTCGAGGCTGTGAATCACCTTTCGCCCGCACACGCGACACTTGCCCTCATCACGAAGCCAGACTTGTGCGCGAAACGAACGCGCCTGCTGCTCGCGGCCTCTCTTGTAAGCAATTCGGTCTTCAATGACCGCGCGTGGTTTGGGGATGGCCATCCGTGGGCGATCCGCCAGCGTGTCGAGCTTTAAGCTACTGAGATCCATGCTTGTCGCCGCCCAGGTCCATCGCGGGCGTCAAATGCAAGACCCGTTCGCCGTTTGGTTCCTTGGCGCTGCCGTAGCGCAATTGCAGTTCGACCACCTTCAAGAGCTTCCCGCCCGCATTGCACACCGCGTTGCCCACTTGCGGCGTCACCCGAGATGCGATGATGTCGCTCATTAAGGCGGACATGCAGCGGGCGAAGTCGTTGCCGGTGCCGATTCCGGCTTCAGCGATTGCGAGACTTCGCGGTTCAGTCTTTTGACTCGTGCCAGTAACTGCCTCATTCTCCGGAGCCATGCTTCATCGTCCTTTCCGAGATGCTTATCGTTGTAGCGCGCGACGACTTCCATCCGAAAGATGATCCAGTGGAGTCGGCAGCGCCGTCCGTACCAAGAGCCGTTCGTTTTATGCAGCACGCGATGAATCGGCAACTGACAGTCCGGCTCACAACACGTCACATGCCGCGATACACCCACCCGCCGCGTCGGAATCCCGAGTTTTCTGAGTCGCCCATGAATCGTGTTGTGCGCCACGCCATAGAGGCGCCCGATCTCAATCGTGGTCTGCCGTTCATCGAGATAGAGCCGCCGTAGCTCTTCGGCCCGGACGCGCCGCGCGAGCGCGTCACTGGGCCAGAAGTTGTCGTCGCTGAGTTTCGGTCGCATCACTCGAATCTCAGCGCATCCGCTCGCGCCTTCAACACCGCACACGTCGGACACGTCGGCTCAAAGGAGAAATCGCGCGGCATGTGTTCAATGCTCGCGCCGCACAACGCGACGGAGGGATATTCCCAGTCCGACCAGTGCGAGTACGCTTTTATGCGCTGCGCTTCTTGGCGGGCGATGTCGGCGGCCAGTTGGCGATAGTCCACCGCAGGCATTAGGCCACCGCCGCTTTCTGCCGGCGCTCGCGATACGCTGCCTCGTTGGCGTAGGTCCATGTCCACAGTTCCTTCACCGCCAGAAACACCGGGAACAGCTCCGTCACGGGCGGCACCGTCACGACTTCAAAGTCCGGGTCCGTGTCCACCTTGGGGAGCCGCACGATCAGCGCCTCGGCCGGAAGCACGTAGCCCATTTCACCGAGCGCGACGCTGTAGGCCGCTGACTGAAGAAAGGATTCCGGGTAGACCGCCTTCCCGCTCTTGAAATCGACCAGCGTCAATGTCCCGTTTACTCGCGCCAAGAGATCCATCGTCCCCGCGTAGCCGTAGGATTTGGAGTAGATCGTCTGTTCGATGAGCACCGGCTTGAGGTTCACGCTTTTCGCCCAATCCTGAAACGCCATGAACCCCCAGAGCGCATTGTCGCAGACCTTCGGTTCCGGGCCTGGCTCCGCACCAATGGCCGTCCGCATGAACCATTCGATGTACTGGTGAATCTGTGTCCCGATCTCGCCGGCCTTGGCTAGTTCCTTTTGGTGGGCTTTCACCGTGCCGAGTCGCGTCATGAGTGTGGCGACGTAGGATTCACGCGGCATCACCGGCGGGACAATCTCTTTCGCCCACTCGGTATAGAGATCCGCCGCCGCCTCCGTCACCGCGGCTCGTTCCGTATTCGCGCTCCAGGCAATCAGGGCGGGCTTCGCGATCGCCGTCAGGATATGCGTCACGCTCGGATAGTCCACGCCCTCGACGGTGTAGAACCGTCCCCCGATCGCGCTGTCTTTCCGAACCGGCTTCGTCGTCTTGGGTGTCATGTCGTCCTTTGATCAGAACGGGATTTCATCGTCCCCGATGTCATCGTGTACTCTCGCTGGGGGTGGAGGCGGTGGAGCGGGCGTCATCCGTGACATCCGGCTTCCATTGGGCGACTTGATCCGGACGACATCGTAGGTGTCCCCGCCGAAATCGGCCTCAGCGGCGTAGAGCTTCACCCGCGTGCCCGTCCACTCTTCCGTCAAGGCCGACCCGGAGATTTCGATGATTTTGTTGGCGTTCGTCTTGTTGAGGACGATGCCCTTCTCTTTGCCGACGAAGTAGACGACCGGCTTCATTTCGCGGTCCCGACCGACCGGCTCAAACGCGACACGGTCAATCGTGACAATCGGTTCTTTGCCCTTCAGCTCGTGGGCCTTGAGATATTTCGTCGGGAACACGTCGTTGATGTTGGGCAATTCATTTCACCTGTCGTAAGCCGTGTTTCGTCCGCGACGCCAGATCCAGCTCGAGCCGCCGTCGCGCCGCGTCTCGGGCCAACGCTTCATCCACATCATCAAAGGGCAGGACACGCGATTTTCGGTACGCCTCGATATCGATGACGATCTACGCGAGCATCAGCACGAAGCCCGCGAAGGCCAACCCGAGACAGGCGTACACCGCGACATGCCAGAGCGTGAGAACGGTCACTTCGGCGCCTCGACTTTCGGCACGAGCCACGCGATCAGCGCATCTCCGTCGCGCCGCGTCCGTGATCCCGCCTGTTCGGCCTTCGCATGACCGGCGATCCGCGCTCGCATTATGTGTTCCGTCGTGCCATTCAACGGCACACGAATAGCGCGGCCGTTCGTCAATGTCTCCCGCAACGCGAGGCGGATGGCGCTAATCTCCGAGCGGCCTCTGGCTTTTGTCATCGGCCGTTCCGTCATCGTAAACTCGTCACTCATTAGGCTTCACCCCACTGTGCGTCGTGCGCTTTGAAGAGGGCGAGGTCGTGATAGGTCTTCCAATACGCCGGAAACGCCGTTTTGAGACTCGCCCGGTTGTCCGCGTCCGCTTGCCGATATAACCGGCCGAGGCCCGACACGAACGAGCCGCCGTAGCGAATCATCGCATCGGTAATCGCGAAGTCATCGATCACCGTCGCCCACGCGTTATCTGGCGTATTCCACGGCTCGGTCTCCGGGTCGATCCGTTCAGGCAATTAGGCCACCCACACTAGCACGAGGGCCAGCAGGGTCAGGACAATCGCGCCGCTCAGGATGTGTTTCAGATTGGACATGAGAGAAGGATAGCAGGGTTCTTTCTTAGTAGCAAGGGGTTATTTCTTGCCGTTTAGAACCGAGATCGGCTATACTCCCGCCAGATGGCTCTCACGCCCCGCGAAATCGTTAAACGCTACCACAAGCGCCTCGGGAAGAAGGGGGGGCTGGCCCGCGCCCAGAAGCTCACGCCCGAGCGCCGCTCCGAGATTGCCCGCCAGGCGTGTCAAGCCCGGTGGGATAGGGTGAGGGCCAAAGCCGCCCAGATCGTCGCCCCTGCGCCGCCTGGGGCCTCAGAACCGGCCGCCTAGCCGATGGTCCCGTATTACGAGCACGCCGGGGTCACCATTTACCACGGGGATTGCCGGGATGTAATGCCGTTGCTCGCTTGTGGGGTGGACTTAGTGTTGACTGACCCGCCCTATCGCCATGAACACGCTGATGGCGGCGGTATTGTCGCTCGGTCACCGATCCATCGGTTGCCAAAGTTTAGAGAAATGAGCGCGTGCGAGCCGTCTACGTTTGTTCCACAGTGCCTCTCGCTTCAGGCTGTGGCGAATTTCGTGGCGTTTGGGAGCCGCGATCTCATTCAAGAATATGCACGACTAGCCGAAGGCCGGAAGTTCGATCTGCATGTGCTGTGGAAGCCCAACGCAGTGCCGTTCTGCAACAACACCTTCAAGAGCGACCTGGAGTATGTCTGCCTTATCTATGAACCAGGGCGACCATTTCAGAACGATCTTGGCGAAGCGACCTATTCCAAGGTATTTCAACACTGGCTGGGCAGCACGAAAGACAGGCTCCACCCAACCATAAAGCCGTTGCCAATGATTAGCCGGTATGTGGCGATTCTATCGAAGCCGCACGGTTTGATTCTCGACCCGTTCATGGGCAGTGGGACGACATTGAGCGCGGCAAAATATCTCGGCCGGAACGCTATCGGCATTGAGTTCGAAGAACAGTATTGCGAGATCGCGGCGACGCGCCTCCAGCAGGAAGTGCTTCCACTGGAAGTCAGCTAATGCCAACCTATATCCTGCGAGACCTTGACCCCGACTTGTGGGCGCACGTGAAAGCGCATAGCAGGCAGCAGGGGATCCCATTGCGGGAAGTCCTGGTGAAACTCTTGACCGCATACGTCATCAATCCTGACGTGATCGTAGCCAACTCAACAGCGCACACGTCAACCATACCGGCTGGATATGGGTCAGTGACTGACAACACAAAGCCAGCGCCATGACCGACGATGTCATCAGTATGCTCCAGCGGCTCTCGGCAGCGCGAGTGGACATGGAAACCACTGTGGTGCGCGAGTTACATGCCAAGATTGACGAATTGCAACGTCTCAACCTGTCCACGATCGCGCGGTGGCAAGACCATGACGCCGCCTGCATCGCCTATATCGCGGAACTCAAGGCCACGCTCAACAACAACGCCTACGCCGCCGTGGTGCGCGATGAAGAACTCGCGGGCGCCCTTCTCAAGTTGCAGCGCGTGCAAGCCGTCATTACTAAATGGCGGACGGCTGGCATTCATGGTGCCTCAGACGAAATCGATGAAGCCCTGGCGTGAACCGTCACCAGCGTTCGGCTGGTTCATGTTTGGCTTTCTCGTGGCGAGTCTCTACGCGATGCTGTTGTTCTGGCTGTATGTCTCACAACTGAAATAGGTCTACCCGATGACCATCCAACTCCATCCGCGATTCGACAACGTGATCAATGGCATTTACATCACGTAGAATCACGCGGACGTGATCACGGGAAATGAGCGCGCACAACAGCAGCAGAGCCATGTCGCCCCATGTCGTTCTAGGAGCGATGGATCATCATTCCGGCAGAATGGGCAGCGGAGCGGCTCCTGCGTCGCCGCTTTCCAATTACTGACGGGCGGATCAGGGGCGGGGGTCGGCATCCGTCACCGGCTAGATCGGGCCGGGGATGATGTCCGCATCCGCCAGGGCCTTGTGCTGCTGCTCCCATTGGTAGCCTTCGTCGAGGATCGCCGTCCCTTCCGCGAGAAAGGCGCTTCTGACGTCCGCCTCCGTGGGCGCGGTCCCTCCGTGCGAGCGTTTCCAATTGTCCACGAAGGTCTGATACAGCGGCAGCAACCGAAAGAACACATCGAGAATCACGGACACCATTGGACTACCTCAAGGTAAACTGTGTGCGGCTCTCTGCAGCACGGAAGGACGTGCTTAGCTTCGGCGATATCGTTCACTAGCCGGTACTCAAGCCCGGCCAGAGAGCCCTTCATCACAGGCCCGTAATCACCACGCGGGCCGCGGCGGTCCACGTCTTCAGCTTCTCTTTGCCGAATTGATCCAGCCGGGCATCGATCTGATCGACTACCGCCAGCGCCGTCGTCTTCCAGCCCGCCGGCACCGCCTGGAGCGTCTTCACCCCATCCCGCACCGCCACGATCACGATTCGCGTGTTGTCGTCAGAGAGCAGCGGGTGACAGGGCGCGGGGTCGCACACCTGGACCTTGTTGAGCGCAATCGCCGTCGATTGAATCACGCCTAACGAGCTCTGGGCTTCGCGCGCTTTCCAGACGATCTGGCCTTCAGGCGTAAAGGCGGGCGGGGCCGATGCACAGCCCACTCCGATCAACGACACGCCGAGCAGAACCGAACACAAGAATTTCATAGCTGCCTTTCTGTTACCGCCGCATAAATGGCTCGCCGCTTACTTTCATACCGCGCCACGCAGGCGTCTTGATGATTCCGTGGCCGCGTCGACCGCCACGCACGGGAACACCAGCAGCGGCCTTTCAGCGCCCACAACTGCGCACGCTGCCACGGTGTCAACGTCATCGCGCGATCGCCCGACAGATTACGTAGAACACCCCGAGGAACCACACCACCTCGAGCAGATCGTTCATGTCCGACTCAGCAGGATGTCGACGCGGAGCGCGCAGGCATCGAGGAGCAGTGCCTCCGACCGATCCGCATCCGTCGCTTCCGGATCAGCCATGACGCGGGCGCTATCCCGTCGCCATTCCGCCACGAGGGCTGCGAGCGCCTGAAGACGATCAGCCTTCGTCACCGTCGCGTCTTCCGACCGGCCGCGATGGCGCGTTCACAGGCTTCAACGCGCTTCAACAGGCCGACGATGGCGAGCTTCAGCGTCTGATCACGCTTCACGGACGCGCGCACATTGCGACGTGTCGAGTCTTGCGGGCCTCGGATTTTCGTCATGCCACCCCGAAAAAGGCCCGCGCGCATCGCTCGGTCACGGGGCCAGGAATTTGACTGAACGCCCCTGATTGGTGATGGAAGCAGACGGCATCAGCGAAGGCTTCCGCTTCGGCGCGCACCGCCATCGCCCACAGCGGATTCGTGGACCGGCTCCCCGGCTTGTCTTGTTCGTCAAAACCAATCGGCTCACCTGAATCGCAGGGATGCCGTCCGGTGACGTGCGTCCCGCTGCCGTCCAGATCCCCGTTCCCGATGTTGATCAGCGATTCGCTATCGGTGAACTTCGTCGTGCGGCCGGCGTCCCAATCGCTCCAGTCCCACGGATTCCGCGGCGGCATCCACCGCTCAGCCGTCGATCCTTTCGAGAATAAGAGGCCCGTCCCCTCGGGTTTGCGGAAGGCTTGCGGGTCGTAGCCGTTCTTGATGTATTGGTTGCCGAGCTGAATCCGTACGTTGGAGGCGTCCCGCACGGATCCCACCACCCCATCGAACATCCCGTTGTGATAGCCCTGATCGCGGTTGATGTCCTGCATATCGGTGAAGACACAGAGTTTCAGCCGATGGCCCCATTTCGCCACGACACCGGGCAGGGCTTGGAGCACCGTCCAGTAATCGCCGTAGCTTTCCGGCCGCAACACCGGCCAGCCCATCGCGTCCGGGGCGCTCTTGTTGAACAGGAACACGCGAAACTCGACGCCCGTGCCAGCTAGGTCACGCCAATACTGGCAGTAGGGCGCGATATCCTCCCCGCGCAACAGTCTGTTGAATAGCAGGAAACTCGTCACGGTGCGCAGATGCACGCGCTGGCTGCCATCGTGGAAATGCCCATCGACTACTTGCAGCCGTGGGATGGCTGAGTCGCCCGTGCGCTGGAGGCTGATCGGAACTTCGGCCTGGAGGTTAGGCCGGTGATACCGTTGACGATCGTACGCCGCGAACCCCGGCGCATGAACAGACACCAGCACGTCCTCAACCGTGACCGTGCCGTCGCCGGTCACGGGGACGAGCTCACCGCTGACCGTGGCCCCTTGCACATCGGGACCGCTGTCGTTGCCTTCTCGGACGTGGAACGTCAACCCAAAATCAGGCATCAGCGTTTCCTTCTCTAAAACACGCGGGCTGGCGTCGCCGCTCGGACGTCAGACGTTTACGCCGCCCAATCGCTCAAAAGGGATACGGCGGTTCCGATCCGAACAGCACATAGAGAATGGCCAGCACGATACTGGCGGCTTTCAGGAAGGCCCAGAGCGCCCCGCTCACTGCGCCCATCCCAATCGCCGCAAGAAACAACGGCACGAGCCACCAGACGCACGCCACGACGATCGCCGCGTAAATCGCCCGCCAGAGATAGGATTTCATGTCTCAGCTCTCCTTGAGGTTGGGCACCGGAATCATGGGCCACGGCGACGGCGGAATGTGGGCCTCGCGCTCGAGCCGCTGATGCTCGGTCTTCACCAGGAAACAGCGCACGCAGATCGGTTCACGGCCACCCGCCGGGTTGATCGCCCCCACGAAATACTGCCGACAGAACGGGACCGCGGGTAACGTCATGGCGCGGTGTCGCCTTTCATCGCTAGCCGATCCACCACCGATACGGGAATTGGGGCCGTGGTGGTGATCCCTTGCGCGACCGCTTGCGCCAGCAGCGCGGCCGTTTGTTTTTTCTCGGCGCCCATCTCGCGTAGCAAGGCGTTTTCCTTTTCGAGCGTTTCGATCTTGCCGAGATAGCCCGTTTCCTTGCTATTGACGTGCGCCTCGACTTTGGCCGTCACGATCGTGTTGGCGTCCAGTTTGGTTTCCACCTTATCGAGTTTGCGACCCGTCCCCCACGAATCGATCCAACTCTTGACGGCTAATCCCAACGCCGTAATGACGAGCACCCATTCGGCTGCGGTAAAGTGCGTCATCGCTCCCTCGACTCAGGGCAGACAGCCCACCCGTGCCGTTGCCACGACGAGATCGTCATAGTCGGTGAACATCACGGCCCCATTCGCGGGGGTCGCTTGATTACTGCCGACCATGAAGCCGTCCCAGCCGTTCGTCGTGTTCCAGTTCACATTCGTGACGGCCGGTAATCGTTGCACGCAATCGATCCACTGCTCGCTGACGCCGTTCAGTGCGGTGCCAGCCTTGATGTGGATTTCGTAGGCGTGCCACTGTCCATCGCTAACCGGACCGCCCATCACGGCGCCCCACCCCGGCCCCGCATCGACATAGCGCCCGACCTGTTCCACGTAGGGACCGAAGCGCGGCCCTGTCCCAACGACGCCGGTCGATCCGCCAGCCGTGCCCCCATGAAAGCCGATCTCGGCCGCGCCTGGTCCCTGCGGCGTGAGATACAGCTCCTTGGTGTAGTTGAGCGATGACCATCTGAAACCCGACTGGTAGCGCATGTAGAAGCGAATGAACAGCTCGGGATACGCGCGTCCGAGGTCCACGTTGATCCCGCCCCCGTTGCTGTTCGCGCCGTCATTGCGCCAATGCCGAAACCCGAGGCCCGGCCCCTTCGGGTTGTTCGCCGCCAGCGTGATCGTCTCCGGGGTCGTGCTGTTCACTTGCCAATCGCCGCTGCGATGCACCTTGCACGCAGGATCGGGATCACTGCCGGCCGACGGTTTGTTCTGCACCCATGTTGGACATTCAAAGCTCGTCTGGAGAATCACACCCGTTACCGGAGGCAGCGGCGTGGGAGGTGGCGCGGTGCTCGTGACGGTCACGGTAAAGCTGCCAGGGATGGCCGGTTGCCCGAGCGCGTCACGCGCCGTCACCAGCACCGTCGTTGTGCCCACAGGGAAAATCGATCCACTGGTTGGCACAGCGAGAATCGGCACGGGCGGTACGCCCCCGCTCACGGTTGGCGGCGGGTTGTAAAAGACGGCAACGCCCGTCCCCGTTGTCGTCGCCGTCTGATTCGCGGGCAACGTCAGAATCGGCGGCGGAATCGGAGCGGGCGGCGGCGGCAGCAGCAAGGCGATAATCTGGTCGTTCAGTGCCTCGACCTGACCCAGTAGCACCTTGATCTGCGCGGCCAACGACGCGGCTGGCGACTGGGCATTGAGGGTCACCTCACCGACGCGAAAGGCCGCGGCGTATCGAGGGCGATGAGAAATGGTGGACACGTACATGAGCGCGCCGACGACACACACGACAGTGCAGGCCAGCAAGACGCGTTTCACAAACATGAGCCTCCCTCAGAGTCGCACATATCGTCTGTCCTGTTTCGGATAGCGGCTAGGGGACGATTTCATCAGCGCTCGCGGGCGGCTGAGGCGGCGACGTGGCCTCGTCTATCGCTTTGGCTAACGCGGCGGCCACCATCGGCCCCGCGGCACTCTTGACGGGCACCGTCAAGCCGCGCGTGAGTAATCGCACACCAGCCGGACTGTGCAGGAGTTTCGAGATCGCGCCAAGACCCACCTGTAACGGAATCGCCGTGAGCGGCGAAAAGACGAGATGCGCCCCTTCGGCGCCGAGCGTGGCGACATAGCCGCTCCCGCTCGGATTCGGATTCGCCGCCGCCTTCTTCGCCAGCAAGAAAAACTTGTCGAGATCGCTGGTGTGCGCCTCGCCGAAGAGCACCTTCTTGGTTTCAGGCCCGAGCTTCTCCCAATTCGCCCAGAGCTTATCCCCATGCCCAAAGCCGCCTTCGGCCGTCGCTTTGTCGAGGGCATCATCCAGCCACGCGCGGCCAAGATTTCGCATTTGTTCAGGTGCCACTTTCTGCACCGACCGCAGTTGGTCGATCCCGGAATCCTTCGCCCACGTCGCCTGGTTGAAGATACGCACCGGTTCGGCGCTGAGGCTATCGAGCGTGTCGATTGTTGCGTATTTCTCGCGCGTCGCGGCCCGACCTTGGAGTAACGCCGCCCGTGCCTGCGGCCCGGCTTCGTCGACACGTTTCATAATCGACGCATCGAGTTCGTCAATCGCCTTCCCGATAATGCGCTTCGCGTTCGGGGTCGCATCGCCCATCCGTTGGAGGGCCAAGAGCGATCCGCGATTGGATTCCGCCGTCGCGAGGTCGGTCACATCCGGCCCGTCCATGATGTTCCGCAAGGCCGTGAGCGGCTTGGACATCTGCTTGAGACCCAGCGGCATGGTTTTCTCAAGATCGGCGAGCACCGGCGCCAGTGCGGTCTTGATCGGTGTCGTGTCGAGCTGCGCGCCCTGCGTCGTCTCAGCGAAGCGATCATAACTGGCGCTCGCTGATTGCTTCAGGGCATCGACCCGCGCTTGAATCGCGCCCCGCACGCCGGTCCCCGCTTGTTCGGCCGTCTGCGCCGTGCCGGCCAACGGCGCGGGCACTTGCGAGCCGGATGCATCCGTCACGGTGCGACCGACACCGGTTTCAGCGGGCCAGTCAATGACGGATCCCTCGCCTTGAATCCGCTGGCCGAATTGGTCGACGGCCGCACGTACCGGCGCCGATGGCCCCGTGGTGGGCGCATTGACCCGACTGGCGATGTCTTCCCCTGTGGCTTTCAGAGCCGCGCCTTGAGCGGCTCGCGCCCGCTGCCCGATGATGGATCCCCCAAACGACCGATCCGCGAGCGCCTGGGTGCCCGCCACGGCCGCATTCCCACCGGTGGCCGTCGCCGCGTCTACGGGAATGCCGCGCTGCTGCGCAAAGGCGATGGCGGCCCGCTCTTCGGGTACGGTTGTGCCCATCCCTTTGACCACGAGCGGCGCGCGTCCGCGTGCGGCCAGCGGCCCCGCGATCTGCAACCCGACGTCTGCCGTGGCGCCAAGCCCCTTCGCAATCTCCCCTTTCTGCATCAGGTTCCCGGCTTCATCGAGCCGCGGCCCGACTAAGGGGACGACGGAATTGAGCAGATGGCGCGAGGCCGCGGCGTAATCGCCCTGCTTATAGGCGGCTTCCGCATCGCGGGCGAGCTTCGCCGGGGCGCCGCCGACCGTCTTCAATGTGCCGATGGGATCCCAGAAGAGGCTTTGGACGCCGCGATTAATGGAAGCCGGATTGAGACTCGCCAGCGCCTCTTTCGCAAAATCCGTGAAGGACGCGAAGGTCGATTTCTCGGGCTTGGCTTCAGCGACAGGCGCCCATCCCGGCGCGACTGGCGCCGTGGTCGTGGTCGGCTCCTCAATGGGCGTCCAGCCGGCCGGCATTACTCGATCTTCCAGCCAGCCGGAAGGGCCGTCCCGGCCGGCGCTTCGTGGAGCTTCCTTAGTTGGTCACGGGCGCGCATCACACCGCCCGGTGTGTTCGGTTTCGGTCCTGCGGTCGTTGATCCAGACGTGGCCTGCCCCATCCGTGGATGCTTCGGGTCAAATCCGTATTTCTCGAGCACTTGCTTGGCACCTGGGAGAATCACCTGAAAGGGATCCTTCTCCCCCATCACTTGCCGGTATTGCTCATCGAAGGTCGCCGCCTTCCCACCGAGCGCGGGAATCGCGATCGTCGTGGCGTAGTCCTTGAGCTGTTTCGGGCTGTTGGACGTCTCAATCGCGGATCGCACGGCCGCGATCTCTTCGTCGGTGGCGCCGGACTTCTTGAAGGCTGAAGCAAGCTCGCCGGCCATGATCGTGGAGATGCCCTTGAAGTTCGTCGGGGCACTGTCCCCGAATTGCGTCTTCACCCAGTTATACGCCGCGTTCCCAGGCTTGAACGTCCCATTGTCCAGCGCCTTCGCCACGTCCACAAATTGATCCAGATGGACGATCGCCGTATTCAACGAGTTGATGGTCTGCGACTGCGTCCCAGATGTGAACGCTTTCCGCGTGGCGGCGCGCGTCGGGAACATCTCGGCTTTGTAGTCTGGATTCTCGCGTAAGACTTGATTCATCAAGGCTTGGCCGAGGCCGCTCGCCATTGAGCGCGTCGCGGGCGGTGGCACTTGATAATTCGCAATGGCTTTGGCGAGCGCCGAGCCTTCAGCGGGCTTGCCGTCTGGGGTCATCCCGCCGCCAAATGTGGCGTTGAATTGCTGCCCTTCGCGCGTCTCCCGCTGTTGCGACACGCCGAGATTGCCCCGTGCGGTCTGTGCGTTGATGGCCGCCGTCGACACATCGGCCCGTTCTTTCGGCGCCATGCCGAGTTGGGCCGCGCGTTGCGGCGCGGTCTGGTCAAAGGCGCCGAACGATGCTAAGGCTTCTGGCGGCATCCCGAGCGCCTTGAGATTCTTCTGGGCCGTGCTCCAGGCTTCTGGTGTCTGTGCGACCGACAACATCCCGGATCCGGCTTTCATCCAGTGCTCGAGCGTGGCCGGCGCATCTTTGGCTCCAGTCGCGGAGGCTTTCACCGCGGCTTCGGCTGAATCCGCCGCTTGCTTCAGACGGTCGAGCCGTTCTTTCGCCGTTTCGCCCATGCCCACCGCTTGTTTGATGCGCTCAGGGTCATAGGCATCGCCCAGATGGGCCGCCATGTCGGGACCGAGCAGCGCCGCCGTCGCTTTGCGGCCGAGTTGAAAACTCGGCTCATCCGTGATCGTCTGCGCGATCTGAGACGCCATCGCCAAGGCTTTGGATTGCGTCTCGATCTGCTCTTTGCCGTTCTTGATCAGTTGGGTCCGCGCCTCGGCCGCATGGGCACGGAGAGCCGCCGCGCCTTTGGGATCGCCCATCTGTTGCTCGATCAGATTCGCGGCCCGATCGAGATCGCCGCCTGAGGCTTGCAGCGCCTTCCGATACGTCTCTTGATCGGTCACGCCTTGGCGCGCTTGCTGAATCTCCATCCCGCGCACTTGTCGCGCTTGCGCCTGATCCTGCTGCTGTCCGATCTGCGCCAGGGACGTCTGGTAGCTCTTGATCGGAGCGGGCGGATTCACGCCGAGGGCGATCGCAGGGTCAAGAGGCATTAGGAACTCGTGAACGTGTTCTTGTTATTGTTGGCATTCTGCCACTGTGCTAGCGCGTCGTTGCCAATGCCCGCGAGATTCGACCATCCCGCGTTGTTCGCATTGGCTGCGCCGACGATGCCCGCGGCGTTCGTGTTCCCGATCTGTGTGTAGAGGTTGCCTGAGTTCGTTCCATAGGCCCCAGCGGCGGCGTTCTGTCCACTCGCGGCGTTTTGGCCGAGCGTCGCCAAACTCAAGTTCTGGCCCCATTGGTTCTGATTCAGCGCCAAACCCTGATTGAACTGATTCTGGTTCGTAGAGAACTCCTGCCCGAAGTTCTGCGCGTTTGTCGCCAGCCCGAGATTCGCGCGCCCCATTTCCTGGTTAAACGCCTGGTTGTTTGAGGCCAGCCCAAATTGCTGTTGCGCGAGTCCTTGCTGCTGCGTCGCCAGGTTGTTCCCGAAGTTCCCCTGGTACGCCTGATATCGCCGGTTCTCGTTCCCGAGAAAGTCGTTGTAATCACTTGCGTATTGGTCTTGGGCGCGCTTGTTGACGGCCGCGTATTCCTGTGAGGCCAGCCCTTGATTCAGTTGAGCCAGATCCTTCTGGAAGCCACCCGTCAGCGCCGTGCCGCGTCCGGCGGCACTCTGCTCGAGGCCGAGTTGCGCTTGCTGCTGGCGAAACGCATAGCCGGGATCGTTCTGCTCGGTGACATCGGTGGGCGCGACGAATTTCTGTTCCCACGGCTTGAACTGGAAATCGCCCGGTTGGCCAGTCGCATAGCTGGAACTGCTCGATCCTGTCGTGCCTTGTAACGTCGGCCCGCCCAAATCAGCTGGACCGCTACTGACCCGCCCGCCGCCGCCGGGATTGGCGAGCGACGCGCCGCCGCCCCCACCTGACGCGCCGCCCGTCGCCGGTGAGCCGTCCTTGTTCTGCGGCGAGCCGAACCAGAGCGTCTCATCGGCCTTCTTGGTATCGACCACGCCCATGCCGGGAAACGACACCCGATCACCACTCGGCCCGCCCATGTATTGGGCCGGCGCGTCCGGGTGGAGTTGGTTGTACCGTGCGACCGCCGCTTCGATGTTGACGCCGCTGACGGAGTTATCCGCGTTGACCTTGCCGCCGAGGGCTGGATCTGAAATCACCTGTTGCCACAAGAACTCTTGCGTGTCGCCAGCATTCCCGTAGTTGCGGCCCGCTGTGCCGCCAGTCGGTTGGGCGAGTGAGGCTTGCTGTGGGGCCGCTTGAGGCGCGGCAGCTTGCGCCGGCTTGCGCTCCTGGGAATAGTCCACCGCGCCATTCGCCGCGACCTTGATCCCGTTGGCATACTCAAAGCTGCCATCAGGATTCGTTTTGACGACAGGATTCGCATTGGCCGCCGCTTGCGGGGCTTCCGGCTGATTGTCTTGGAACCACCCGCCCACGCCTGGCACCGCCCCCACGCCGGGCACTTTGTCGCCGACCCAGCCCAAACCTGGAATGGGCATTACTGCACCACCGTCGCGCCCTTCTGGACGAAGTGCTGAACCTGAGATTCAGGGACTTGACCCGTCTCGCCGGTGGGCGATTTCATCATCACCATCCGTTCGCCCCCGGTGGCGGCCGTGGCTGCCGTCGCCGCCGTGGCCTGTCCTGGCGCTGGAACCGCTCCTGGAGCCATCTGGGGCGCTCCTGAAGGCATCTGAGACGAGGGCATAGGTTGCGTGGCCATCGGCCCTTGATTCGGCGGCGGTTGCATCGCTGGACCTTGCGGCTGCGCCAAGCTCGCCATGGGCGTCGAGCTCGCCATCGGCATATTCGCTTTGAACTGCTGCCCGTTGGCGATTTCACCCGGCGTCCGCTGCGAGCGCGTGGGATCGCTCGGTTGGGGATTGACGCCCGCCCCGAGTCGCCCCGGCACACCGTTAAACGTCTGGAAGTTGTTCAGCCGCGCCAGAGAGGCTTCGCCCGCAGCCCGGTAGGGTGCGAGATTGGCCGTCTGCTCGCCGTAGATGCCCTTCTGGAGGTCGAGCGCATTGCCAGCGGAGGCCACCTGCGCATTCGAGGCTTCCTTTGAGGCGCTGGCCGCTTTGTGCGCTGAGTAGGCCGCGACGCCTGCTGAGATGCCGATCGCCGCAATGGCTGCGCTCATAAGGTTCCCTCACAAAACACCACTTGCAGGAGTCTAGCGGTGCCGGACTCGATACTGCCGTAGTTCTCCAGAATTGCACGGCTGTGATAGAGCGCGGCGGGGAACGCGACGAGCCGGTTGAACCGCGCCGGCACATGCTTCCAGCACTCCCATAGATCGGGATCGCCCCACCCCTTCGCGTCCTCGAGCCACGCCTGAGAGCCATACGGCTTGGTGCTCACCGTGACACCGGTCACTCGATGCCGCATGAAGTTCGTGCCATCACCAGTCGGCGGCTGCGGATTCACGTAATACAGGGCCGTGATATCGCCCATGCTCCGGTCCTCATGGACCGTGTGCGGCTCAAGCTGCCCTTCGGGGCTCTGGCGAAAGAAACTCACCAACGGGTGCAGCTTCGGGTAATGCTCCTTCAGCCACATCGGAATCGTCGGGTCGGCACATGGCGCAATCCCGCGAAACTGGACGCTCTGATCCTGCACCGTCTGAAAACGGTTCGATAACGCACGAGCGCGGTAGACCTGCGGATCGGCCAGCACGCCGTCATGGATGCGAATCGGGTCCATTAGGCGACGCCCTCTACCACAGCCGGCGGGGCCAGCGTCAACTGCCAGGCCGTCTCGACCTTCTCAAAGCCACAGCGCGCGTAAAACTCCCCGACACGGTCGTTCGGGGCCACCATCTGAAGCTTCCGCGCGCCATTCGACCGCGCCCACTCCGTCGCGGCCTTCAGGAGCTTCACCCCGTCGCCGCGAGCCGCCGGACGCGCGTACCAAAAGAGCTCACTACAGATCCATTCCCCACTGAGCGGGTGGGTAATCAGCATGGCGCCCAGCATCCCGATGCGTTCGCCGGCTCGCTCGAGCACGAGGAGCGTTCCGTGCGGATTCTCGATCAAATGGGCGCCAATGGAGCGGAACTGCACGGCATTACACGGGAGAAAGCCGGCATAGTGCTCCTGATGGAATTGCGCCCCGAGTGTCACGAGTGCGTCTAAATCAGCCTCGACGGCGGCGCGGATCATGCCTGCCTCATTCTACGCCGCTTGCACGATACTGCACGGAATCTGCGAGATGCCTCATTCGGTGATGGACAACCCAAAGCGGTTCTGGTATTCTTACGGCATGGACAACACCACCGGCGAAACCTACAAGGCCCGCTACCTGAGAACGCGCGGCTGGATTGCGAATCATGTCTGTCAAGACCTGATGCTGATGCACGGACGCGATGCCATCGTGTCGACGTTCGATGAAACCAAAATTCTCGACGCGGAAGCCAGAGACGCGGCTGTCGCGACGCTCCCCGCTGAATCGCGACTATTCGACAAATGACCAAGAAGAATCCTCACGCAGTCGCCCTCGGCCGCAAAGGCGGCCACGCCAACAAAGGCAAAACCAGCCCGGCGAAAGCCGCCGCGGCCCGACGCAATGGCCAGTTAGGTGGCCGACCCATGAAAAAACTCATCCTCACCGGCGCCCTTCTCGCGATCCTGGGAAGCGTCTCCCTCGTCGCCTACTCGGAAACCTGCTTCTCGAAAGGCGAGAAAACCGACGGCATGAACAAGACGTGCTTCTACAGTTGCCCGTCCGGCGAAGCCGCCATCACCATCAGTAGCGTCAAGCTCTGCCCATTGTCGATTCAACGATAACCCGCTATCCACCGGGCGGATGGGCCGCCCGATACGCCGCAATCACGGCCGGCGTCCAGACGAAGCCGCAGAGCGCCTGCACCCGCGCCGGATAACTCGTCACGTCCTGCCCAGGCACGAGCACCGTGCGGAAATAGCTCCGCGCGGCTTCCGTCACGCCATCCGCTTCCAGGAACACCCGCGACCGTCTGACCTGGATCTGCCCATCCAGGAGAATCGTCAGGCTGTCATACTCGAGGCGTTCAGCCATTAGGCCGCCGCCCGGTACATGAGCACCCCGCGCACCGTGCGCGTGGAGAGATTCGCATTCGAGATATTGGCACCCGTCGACGTATTCACCGCAATCGCATTCGAGGCCGCACTGAGCGCGAGCCAACTGACGGCTGTCAATGAGTTCTGAAAGATCGAGACCCCGCCATAGACCGCCTGCGCCGTCGTTTGCAGCACGAACGGAAAGCCACCAATAGAGGCATTCGTCGGATCCGCCGTCACGGGATAGACCACATGAAACGACAACCAGACGCCTTGCCCAACCTTGAGGTATTGCGCCGACCCTGTGGTGAAGACGAGGCCGACACCGCTCCCATCGACCGGCGTCCACGTCCCTTCTTCGTAGTCATCCAGCGTATTGGCATTTGCGGACGGATTCTGCACCGCCGGGAACGTGATCTGCCCGCTGCCCAGCGGTAAGGCTTGCGTCGCGATGTTGACGCTCGTCCCCCCGTTCGCCGTGGGGAGGACGCCCGTGACATTCGTCGCGAGATTGACCGGGAAGAAACCCGTGAGCTGATTGACGAGCTGCAACCAGGGATACGTGATCCGGCGGGTTTTCTCTTCGGTGACGGGATGCTGCTCGGGAACGTAGATCGCCATTTAGCCAGGCCCGTTGAGAAAACATCCCGTCCACACACGTTTCACCGGGTCGGTCATGACGACTTCCCAGACACGGTTGCGCCCGGTGCCAAGCCGTCGCCAGATCGCGCGCCGACCGTATTGCCCGATCAGGCCCGCACTCGCGGTAATCTCGTTGTGGTACGTGAACCCGCCGTCGTCACTGTACCGAAGCATCAGGGTGGGGTCGGTCCCCCCAAGCGGCACGGCCGCATGTTGGGCAATCGTCGCCGCTGACAGCGCGGTCGGATACACCGCGACCTCGTCAAGAAACCCGTTCATGAAGTTCCCGTCATATCGGCCAATGGTCAGAATGCCAGCGCCGGCCGGGATCGGATTCACCATCGGCGTCGTACGGACGAGATCGCCGTTTTTGTAGAGGCGGAGATTCGCGCCGTCGAATGTCCCAACGAGATACACCCACCGTCCGATATCCGCAGGGATCTGGGCGACCAGTGCCGACACAGTGGGCCCAAAGGTCCGCCAGATCCAAAAGCCGGCCCCAGCGAACAGCACATAGGACGTGTCATCGATGCCGCCGATCGTCTTTTGCAGAATCCCATACGTGCCGGTAATATCTGGCACTTTGACCAACGCTTCCACGGTGATCGCCGCACTCAACGCCAACCCAGCGGCGGCCGGCACGGTGACCACACCCGTCGTGCCATCGAACCGCATGGCCGTGGAGCCATCACCGATCGCCCCCGGTTGCCCGAGTACGACGCCGCCCGCAATCGCCCCAGCCAATCCGTGCCCACTACTATCCGCCGCCACAAGGCCGGTCGCTTCATTCAGCCGCCAGAACCCCGCTGGCTGTGAACTGAGGATCGCCGATTCATAGGGTGAGACGGTGGAAATCGACACGCCCACGCCATCGAGGCCCACGCCAGGTTCCAGGTCGAGCTGGAAGCTGCTGTAGGGAATACGGGTGAGTTCCTGATCAATCCCCGGCGTGCGGCGCAAGGCGCGAATCGGGCCATACGTCGGCGTGAGGGAGACGGTCCCAAATTGCGCGGGCGCTGGTGCTAACGCGCGGGCATCCGTATAGAAGCGTGGACTCTGTTCGTAGATCGTGCTCGTCTCGCGGTCCCCCACGAGATGCGCCGTGAACCCCTGCTGCTGGAGCATCGCATGACACCGGCCGCGGTGCGATTCGTATTCCCCCGCGATCTGATTCCACCATCCGCGCTCGTGCCAGAGCTGCGTCAGCCCGTCATACACCCAGGTCAGTTTCGCACTCGGGATGCTGAGCACATAGAATTCGTGCCCGTCTTCCTGATACGTCCACGCGAAGGCATCATCGACGTTGTCGAGCGGCTGGAGCAACAACTCTAACGGCGCGGTGGAGATCCGGCGCGGATCGAAGCCCTGCGCCATCATCACCATCCGAATCCCTTGCATGTTCTGCGCGAGCCACACGACGGTGCCCGCGAAGAGTTGCGCCGTATTCGCGGCGGCAATGCCCCACTGGACGAACACGCCAGGGATGGGCGCAAAGGGCGGATTCCCTGTCCCAGCCGGTGCCCAGACTTCCGTCGTCTCGGTCCCGAAGAGCCAGATCTGGCGATTGACGACCATGAGCGATACGAGTTGATCGCTGGCGAGTTGCCGCCGAGCGATGTCCAACCCGGACCACGCGAGGCCATTGAAGAAGGCCGAGCTTTGCAGCGCGTTCAGCGTTTCATTGACGATGACGAAGTAGCCATCAATAAACTGGCCACACCGCGCCGCATTGGTCGGGAAATCTGGATCAGCAATCGTCGCATAGGCATTCGTGACCAGATCGAAGATGACGCCGCCTCGATTCGTGAACAGAATCTGATGACCGACCGATCCATTCGAGGCAATCCACGCGGGATCATTCGCGGTCGTGATGCCACCAATGTTGGTAAACGATGCGATGTAGAGGTCGAATCGACGGGTGGGATCTGTATCGCCGTAAATGGTGAACGGTGGAGCCGCGAGCAATTCGACCGCGATGCCAATCTGGCCAGCTCCATCGAATCCGAGGATTCCGAACAGTCGCCCATCTTGACTAAAGAGGGTACGCCACGCGCCATAAAAGGCGTTGTTAAACGAACTCGTGAACGGCGCCACGAAGGCAAAGCCACGACCCACGGGCAACAGGCCGGGGCGCCCGTACAGCACCGGCTTCCCACCACCATTGCTCGGGACATCCACGAACAGATCCACGCACCGCTCGGCGTCTTGGTTGTGGCTGCGCGCTTGGTAGGTTGGGCCCAGAAATTTCTGGAAATCCACGGCTAGGTTACTTCGAGGGTGAGGAGCACTTGAATGGCTGTCGTATTCGCGGCAATGGCATAGCCCACCCCGACGACGGTCGAGGCGAGTAAGACAGACGCCGTGCCGTTAATGAGTTGCGCGATGCCCACGACGACCGCAGCCCCGTTATCGGACGAGCGAGTGAGTTGAAAACCAACCGTCGCGTTCATAAAGCCGCCAGGAATGGCCGCGATCAGATTCACGCCCGCATTACTGACACTCGTCGTGACGAGATTTAGATTCCATTGGAGCGTTTTCCCAGACAAGCGATAGGCGTTAGCTGTGACATCCCCAGCTTGCAGCGTCCATGTCCCCGCCGAGGCTGTGTAATTCGCCGCATTGAAGGCGGGCGTGATCCACGTCCCTTGATCATGCGCTACCATCCGCCAGCGGAGGGCCACCGCGTCATAGATGAATCGCGCTTCGCCCCCTGTTCCGGTGCCCAACGGCGGCGACAACGACGTATTCGCGCTCGTGGCAAAGTTCATCAGCCGCGTCGCCGCCGCCGCGCCCACGTTCTGATTCGCCAGATCCACTTGCCCTGCACCGGTCGCGATGATCGTCAGCCCCTGATTCGCTTGACCTGCCGCAATGCCCTGAATCGTCGTCAGCGTCGGATTCGTCATGTAGATGACTAGGTCGCCGCCGCTGTTCGCTGGCAATGGCAACGCCGTGACGACACCAGCCGTCGCAATCGTCGAACTGGCGATGCTACCGATGGCGTTGCTGGGGAAGACGTTATCGTAGGTCGCGATGATGACGCCGAACTGATCGCGAATGACGATCTTGTAGCCGACCGGCTGGAGATAGACGCCCTGCACCCAGCGCCCAGCGGCATCGAGTACCACGGGATTCGTGTTGGCGATGGTCAGCGCGGAGTCTTGGAACGTCGCGAGCGGCGTCGCGGTGCCAGCGGCCAAAAACGTGATGGTCCCCGAGGACAGGGGATTACCATTCCCATCGTAGAGCTCGAGCGGGAGAAACGGATACGGCGTCCCAAGGGCTGGCATGGGTTAGACCTGGAACAGGGCGACCATGAGGGTCGCCGCCGTGCCGGTGAGATTCACACGAATCGCGGCAATCGGCAGCAGCGTCCCCGCGACGACGGTGAACTGCACGGCTTGGCCGCTCTGCATCACCGCCGTTACCGTACCGGCCGTGCCACACCAGATCGCATCCGTCGGGATATCGTTTTCCCCGATGCCGAGCGCGACGCTGATGTTCACCGTGTCTGATGGAACGATGGTTTGCCATCGGTTGTAGCGTTGAATGTAGGAACTCGGCATCTAGCCTCCGGTATCCGAGAGCACGTTATAGCGTCCGCCGGTCTGTGTCAGCGTCAACCCCGCGTCGACCGCGAGCAGACCCGGACTCACATTTTGTTTCTTGAAGGTGGCGAACGTGTCGCGCGCGCTGTCCTTCAGTTCTTGCGGCACGGGATCCGGCCGGCGAAACGGCGGCCAGAGTCTCACTGCCAAGTTGTACATCAACGCTTCCGCCGCACCCGATGGCCCGAGAATCACGGTGTTGAGACTCGCCGGCACATCGATCGACTGGGGCGAATACACGTTCACGGTGATGTTCTGCGTCGACACCGGCCAGAACGTCAGATCCGCGAACACGCCTTGAATGCGGGTGTTGTAAAACGCCTGTTCCGGTAAGGTCGATTGCAGAAGCTTGATACTCAGTTGCGCGAAGCTGTCTTCGTCCAGCAACGCGATCGGGACTTCGACGGCTGGACTACTGCCCGGAATGTTGTAGCTGAGATGGTTCAGCCAGACCGGCCGAGTAATGGGCACCGTGCCGCCCGTGCCAACAGTCACGGTGCTGACCCCAGAGAGCAGCACGAACGTCGTTTTGAGCTGCACACTCAGCGTGAGCCGGTCTGCGGCCCACGCATCGATCATGTTCTGGATGCGCAACAGCCCGAGATTCGCATCGGCGGCCTGGGGTGTTTCATTCCCGGCCAACACGCCGATCTCAGACAGGGCGTCTGAAATGATGTCGCGTACCGTGGCCGTGGCACACCTCTACGCCGCGTCAGACTTGCGCGGCCTGCCTGGTTTTCTTTTTTCCGTTTTCGGCGCGTCACTGAGCAACGACGCGAGCGCCCCATCCGACAGCCCCGCCATCTTCTCGGTCAACGCCGCCACACGCTGTTTCCGCTGGCTCTCGACCACCATGGCGCGTTCCTCAACGCTGAGCGCGGCGAGGGCCGCTTCGATCTCGGCCATCGGATCCACGGGCGCGTGCATCGGGGCCTGTTCCGTGTAGCCCTCGGCCAGATACGCTTGATGCGTCTCGAGGTCGCCCACCGTCACTTCTTCATCCGTGGCCGTGTTCCAGAGCAATCGCGGATAGGGTGATGTGGTGGTCACATCGACATCGCGCGGCGACACCGCTGACCAGAAGAAGGTCGGTCGCGGATCTTCCGCCGTGGGCAAGAGTCGCAGATCGTGCAACTGGCGTGGCCGGAATGGCGAACGGCCAGAGGCGTCGCCCGCCGGCAAGCCGAGTTGCGCGCGTAACGAGGCCAGTTGTTCAGGGGTCAGGGTGGTCAGATCGAGTCCAGCCATTTACTCCTTCGCTTTCTTGCGGGCGGCGCCCCACCCGGTCGTGGTCGTATGCGTCACGGGATGCAGCGGCTCGAGCGGCGGCGCGAGTGAATCCGTCCAACCGTCCTTGAGCTTCGCGGCATACTCATCCGAGGCGATCACCGTGCATTCAACGCCGGCCTTGAACAGCAAGCGCGGAAAGTCGATCATGCGATACCTCGGCTATAATGAGCGGGCCGCCACGGTGTAATCAGCACCGGAACGGCCCTCACCAATGACCGGATGGAGGTCACATGGCTAAGAAGAAGAGTAACCGAAATATCCGCACGAAGTCCTGCGAGCACTGCGGCGCAGCCTTTCGCCCATTCAATGGCACGCGCGCAGCCAACCGTTTTTGCACGTATGCCTGTTCTGCCATCGCCCGCGTACGCCCGCTGCATGAACGACTGAACGAGCGCATCGATACCACGACAACTCCGGACGGCTGTCATCTGTGGACCGGCCCCGTTAATAACATGCACTACGGCTATCTCGGCTTGGGCCGACGACACAGCGGCAGAGCCTTGGCTCACCGCGCGGCATGGGAACAAGCGAATGGTCCTGTCCCCACCGGACTGTGTGTACTCCATCGGTGCGATACGCCTCGATGCTGCCGAGTCGATCATCTGTTTCTCGGCACAATGGCCGACAATACGCACGATTGCATCGCGAAAGGGCGCCATGTCAGTTGCCGTCACGCGAAGGTGATGGCCACCGATGATTGAACGAACCAATTGAGATTCAAGGCCACGAGTGTGATGCTTGAGCCGATAAAGGCGGCAGTCGTCGCGCTCGATTTCGCGCCGCCGACGATCCCATTCTGAATCAGGCCCGTGGCCGTGATCGCGTGCGCTGCCGCCGTGCCGGCCGTGATAAACAGCGTCGTCCCCTCTTCATCGACGGTGGGCGCGCGTAACGTGTAGGCCCCAGCCGCCACGTTGATGATGCGATAGGCGCCACTGAGGACCGGAATGGCGCCGTTCACCGACAGCGTCGTCACGGGCTGCGTTACCGCCCAAGCCCGCACATCTGCGGCCTGATTCGGCAAGAAGGCGCCGCCGCTCTGTTGTCCGTATACTGACATGCTGTCTCCTTAGATCACGGTCTCGCCCGTCTGGCTGTCGAGAATGATGGCCGAACAGTCATACACGCATCCCGCTTGGCCGGCCGATGTCCCAATGGTCACGATCGTCCCGGCTCGCGCCCGAAACTGCTGACAGACCCCGGCATAGGGGATCGCCCCTTGTGCGAAGGTGATGATGACGACTTGCGCCCCGGACAACACCCGAAACGAGAGCGTGGCCGTCCGAAAAATGCCGCCCGTATCGGTGTAACTCACGAACGCGGTGAAGCTTTCAGCCGCGCTGGTCGTGATCAGAATCGAGACCATCACATTCATGGTCGTGTCGACGAGCGGCGTATACGTGACAATGGCGGGCACCGCCGCCGTTTGCCCACGGATGTGCGCCGCTGCCCGAATCGCTGGCAAGCCACGCCCCGCCGTGCTGATGCCGTCTTCGACCGCCGTGAGTGTCGTGCTGACGAGCACCTGATTGCGATAGTCCACACTCAGGAACTCGCCAGGAAGGCCGAAGGTCACTTTCGAGAGCACGAGATGCGATTCCGCCGTCGTGCCGTCGTAGCCTGGCACCACACCGAGGGTTGGCGTTCGGTCCACGCTCACGATCCGCATTTTCTCGGCCCCGACGCGGACGAACATCCCGGTCGTGGCCCCGGCTGCCGAGGTCAACGTGATCTGGCGGTCGTTGACGGCCTTCGCGGTGGCCAGTGACGTCGTGACCATTACACGCCGCCTTCTGCGGTAAAATAGGCGAGCGACCCCGGCGACTTCAACGCCGTGGCCGCTCTCACCACGCAACTCGGGAGGTTGCTATGGCTAGACGATACATTAGACGATCTATCGCCGAACACCTCGCGCAATTCAGCGACCACAGCGCCTGTTGGAATTGGACCGGAGCAGTCAATAGCCAAGGATACGGACGGATATCGTTCAACAAGCGACGTATCTTCGTCCATCGCGCCGCATGGGAGGCCGTCCATGGGCCGATACCTGACGGCATGTTGGTCTGCCATCATTGTGACAATCGGCGTTGCTTCAATCCGTCGCATCTGTTTCTCGGCACCCAAGCTGAAAACATCGCTGATATGGCGGCCAAAGGCCGAGCGAAAGGGCGCTTTAGCGATGGACACGCAGCTGTCAACGGTGAGCGCCATTACTGCTCCAAATTAACCGAGGCCGACGTGCGCGCGATCCGCTCTGCCACCGGACTTCACAAGGAGATTGCCGCCACATTCCACGTCAAACGAACCACGATCGGACTGATTCGGCAACGCAAAAGATGGCGGCACGTCGAGTAAAAACCTACGCCACTGTTACGCCGGAAGAAGCAATCGGGCTCCAACTTCCATTCGTTGCCCGAATGGTGAGCGAGTTCCCGATGCCCGCCGTCCAGGTCGCGACGTCGTTCGCGGCCGGGTTGCCCGTCATCGTCAACGTATGCGCCTGCGCGGTCGTCGCGATAAACGTGAGCGTGTTGTTCGCATCGACCGCAGGCGCCGCGATCGTGTAGACCCCGACGCCAGTCGCCGTGAGGAAGATGATCGTATCGACCACCGGCAGCGTCCCCACGCCACCCGGCCCGGTAATCGCACCCGAGACGTTGAAGTCGAGCGACATCGGCCCACCGATGTTGACGAAATCACTCGGCACGCCGAAGACGACCGGCGCCCCGATGTTGTGCGGCCCGGCGGTACTGGCCGTGTAGCCGGGCACAATGCCCAGCGTCGGACTGTTCGAGACGTCAACGATGCGGAAGCATTCAAGGGTGTCCATATACCCGATCATCTGCGTGGTCGCGCCCGTCGCAGTCGTCAGCGTGATGCGCTTGGCATCTTCGCCGTTCAAAATCGTATGGGCACGGGCGAGCGTGGTTCCAACTAAAGCCATGTCAATTCTCCTTTACGCAATCACGCGCTACCCGCCCACGCGGCATCCGAGTTCCTGCCTGAGCACCGCCGTTCCGTACAGGACGTCAATCCGCTGAATCCACTGATCGGACGTCGCGACGTAATCGCGAATCACGCGGAGCGATTTCCCCGACTTGCGCGACGCGGCCCGATACGCGCGATCCGTTCCACCCGGCAGCGGCATGTCGACCATCGCGACGGTCCCGAAGTCCTTTTGGACCGCGAGATTTTGCGGCGTCTGCTTGCCGGCGATACTGGCGAAGTTCGCGGCGGGCTGGTCATACACAAACACCGGCGTGCCAGAGGCCGGCAGGTTGGTGACGTTCTGGAGCTGCGATCCCGGCCCGATGATCGACGGCGCAATCGGAATCGTGGCCGCGCCCGCGCCATCGGCGGTCGTCGTGGCCGTGACGACAAATTGCATCGTCTGGCCGGTGCTCTGGAACGATTGCGGGTTGATGCCGTTGACGGGCGTCGTGGTCGACACGAAGCTGATGATGTCGCCCGCATTGATGACCGCACCAGCCGCCCACGCCGCCGTCACGATCTGCGACGCACCCGAAGCCGGGACACCGTTCGTGGTCGGCGCCGAGACGCCGAGCGCCCCGACCGTCTGCACGAAGATGTTCTGATCCATGCGCCAGTTCGCGCCGATGGTGTTCGACCGCACCATCGAGCCGCTTTCATACTGGCCCTTGATCTCGCTCACGCTGTTGAACAACCCCTTGAGGTTGTCCATCAGGGTCGCGTCGGCAATCGGATTGGTGAAGTTCCAGCGGTCCTCTTCCGGCGCCGCCATGTTGTCGAGCTTCACCTTGGCCGCGAGCCAGGTCGTGAGCGTGGAGGGTGTGATGCCCGGCACGCCGACGAAGTTGTTCAAGCCTTGCGCGAGGTTGCAGCAGTCCTGGTCGATGAGGTTCGACACGCGCACGATCTGCGGCTTGAGGACGCGATTCCTATAATCGTCGATGTCCAGCGTGAGCTGCTGACTCGACACTTGCGTGTCGATGCCGCGCTGAAACGAGAGGGTCAACGGAACCTGCGTCTCCGTGATCGCCTCGATCTGGGCTGCCTGACCCAAGCGCCCGATGTACCGCGGTGGCTTGCGAATAGAAAGCGTTTGGCCGAGCACGGCACCGCCGAACTCGAAGGCGTTTGAATATTCGGAATTGATGTTGATGAGCACGGCGTCCGTGTTTTCGAGGACGTCAAGCGCCTCGTACGTCACGATCGCATTTGTCAATAATGTGTTCGCCAAGTGACACCTACTCTCTCAGCATCGCGCTCCCGGCTAAAAAGCGCGACGTGATGTAAGTGCCCTTGACGCGGTCGAGGCCGGAGAAACGGCCGCGCGCGGGCGAGAAACTACAAACGACTCTGTGCGAATTGCCGAATGACCCGCAGTCGTTCGGTCACGCGGCGATCCGATCAGGATGCTTATTGTGCTTCCTGATATTCTGCGCTTCCGTGAGAATTTGCAAGTTGTATTCAACGTGCA